AGCTTTTTATCTTCTGCACGACCTCTCCACTGTGTCGGAAATTCAAACTCAGGGTCATCGTCTATATATCGTCTACTCACCTCATTCCATGTGAGTCCGATCTGGTGCTTAACTAACTGTCTAGCAACATACACAGGTGCTGCTACACGATACGATAGTGTAGCATGACCAAATGGTGTCCAGTGTCCATGTGTCGCTAGATATTTTATTAGTTTCTTATCACCTTCAGTTAGCTCATCATGTACCTTACCAAAAGATACTCTTGCGGCATTTACTACCGACAAGTCTGAGCCCATTACATCTATAAGGTCTACATTCATTTGGAGCCCCCGGTCGGAATCGAACCAACGACCTGATGCTTACAAAGCAACTGCTCTGCCGTCTGAGCTACAGGGGCCATTAAAGAGTTCCTTTCCATCTTAACCATATATTATAGTCGGGGTCTTGTTCATAATCAATTCGTTCATCATCCCAACTGGCATAGCCATCAAAAGTAAACATGGGTATGGTGGTCTCAAATGACAACTGACTTTTCTTACTTACATCCCACTCTTTGAAATAACTTGCACCCGCACTCAACATGGGTGAGTAATATACTTCTGGTTGATCCTCTACCCGTGAGTATGCCATAGTAATATTAAATCCATTCTTACTGAAACTCAATGCAGGAGTTTCCCAATCCAGATACTTCAAACTAAACTCTGGTGTAAAACTGTATTTCATATTCGGTATACCGAGTTCACCATCTAGTCCAGGAACAAACTGAAATCCAAATCCACTAAAACAACGGTCGCGACTAGCACAAGGATCTACATAAGGCACTTCTTTTTCTGGAACTACTTTAGGTGGCTTATGAGTATTTCTGCCTAGAGTAAGGACTGCTTTATTTCTATTTACTAGTCCATATCCATAAAGAGCATCTACACCTGGAGCCCCAAGGTCTGTTGCCGTTGTAAGAATAATTCTTTTAGTTTCTCCAGGATTGTGTCGATACTGTGGATATCTATCGTGTAACTCTCCTACAATACCTGAAACATAAGGTGCGGCCATAGATGTTCCACTCATATGAATATAACCATTATTCTCATCTGCTGATAATATACTTTGACCCGGTGCCATAACCCAATGATATTTGTATTGCTCACCTGGAGCATTAGACCAATAAGTTATTTTATTGTTTTTATCAACAGCACCTACTAGAATAACATTACCTGGAATATCAGCATCTGCTGTTATATATGAACCGTCATTGCCTCCAGCACGAACAAAAGTCATGGTGCCATGTCGTGACCATAATGCTATTGTACTTGCTGGTACCCAAGGACCATTACCATAACTCTGATTCATTACAGTAACTCCTCGGCGTTTGCCATCTATAATGGCTTCTTCTTCAAGCGTCTTACCTGTATGCGTAATGTAATCACCTAACCAAACATAGGGACCTCTAGTCCCGTACATATAAAATAGTTGATATCCTATTACACCTGAATTTTTATAGATGCCTTTAGTTTTACCAGAAACAATACCAGCAACATGAGTACCATGTAAACTGACTTGTTTTTCTGGAACTAATTCTTCCCAACGTAGAGATTGACAATGACCACGTAATTCTTTGTGATTACAATTTATAGGACCATCCATTATACCCACAAGAGCCTGAGACTTCATGGGCAATACTAACAACAACATAATAATATATTTTTTCATCATTTCATTCCATAATAAAAAGAGCAGGAGAAAGGAAGGACTTGGTTACACCTTCAACTAGAGTGGCAAACTACCTTAGCGTGTATACTCTAGAACTTTGCCCTAGCCAAGTTCGACTAGTGTGACACCCTCTCCTTTCGGGTAGGTGCCTGGGTACTACCCCTGACAAACAACATTATCCCCATTTACCTAAGAGATTTTTATGTCAACTTTCTCCCCCAACCGTATGCCTACGACCGGGTGCCTTTCCATATTCTTGTTTAAAGTTACTGTTTCGATATCGTTTCTGATTGTATCTACTCATTAACTCCTCATTCATTTCAACCATACGTGGTACACAAGTATCGTTGACCCACTTCTGCAATTCAGCATTATCATATTCAAGTGAACGAATACGACCTTCTGCTTGTTCTAGTTTATAAGATAGATGGGCGATACGCCTTTTGGCTTCGTCAATATATGTTTCTTTTTCTTGAGTCATTTAAAATCCTTTACATTAGTTAATGTTATCTGTCTAAATTTTCTTACATCTATTTTTACAAAAGGTGAATACTTTTCCAGACGTTTACTTATGTCTGGCCAAATATATGTTTCGTTTATTGCCTTATCAAAGTTTTTCCTATAACTTAAAACCTTCTCAAGAATAACCATTGTCTCTAAACTGATTTTCTTTCCTAGGTATTGCTTTAGTAATCTCGGATGCGATCCTTGACCACATTCAAATATTATATCAAACTTTTGACCATTTGTCAAGAGGTTTTCCAAATCATTTTTATAGGTATATTCTAAACTCTGTATAACCTTTTGATGCTCTAACCAGTTATCCTTGGAAAAGTCACCAATCCATTGCTTTCCTCTAATAAGATTAGCACAAAAATATTCGACCAATTCTTCATGCGAATATTTCCTGGCCAATCTCACAAATTGATATTTGTCTTTTCGTTTATTAAACTGAGCAACAGTAAATTTAGTCTTACCGTTATATTTGAAATAGTCGTATTTGGTAGTAAAATGAAGTTTAAGTGCCATATACAATTGACAGGCATCAAATTCATTCATAGAGGAAGTTTATTACACTTGGGACCTTTAAGAGCATTACTGGCTTCGGCTTCCACCTGCAACTTTTCTTTCATACCCTTATCAATAAAACGTACAATACGTTCTGGTTCTATTTCTTTTTCTGCACAGATATAAAGAATAGCATCAAGATACGGTAGACGTTTTGTTTTTACTAATTCTTCGATTTGTGCAACAAAACTTTTTGTTGTAATTCCTAAACTCATTTTAAATAACTCCAGTCACCATAAGTCTCACACCATACAGACGGGGTTCTTGTCAGGTCCCAGTTACCGTTTTCATTTTTGAACCACCAAAGGTCACGAAACGGAGACTTACCCAAGGACGAGCATCTTTTATGTGCATAATCATTCACGGGCACAGCATAATAATATTGTTGATTTACAGCATGCTTTCGCAAGCCCCACTCACCTCTACCCATCTTCATTATATAATTATTCACACCATACTTCTGTTTTTTTATCTGTCGGTATAATTCCATACAACTCCATAATATAAGTGACGCTCCCTATCTATGCCCCTTCAGGAGAATCGTAACGGCGCTTCATGGCACAGACCGAATACTTGACCGTTTGTTGAGAAGGTGGTCATACCCCCAGGTGATTACGCTGCTAAGCGATACTCACCAAAGTAGCTGTCATCATTCGCAGCTAAGATGTAGATGAATCCTCGAATAAAATTTCAATTCGCTCCGTCGAAGCCAAATCACCCCCATGTTCGTTTGTAAGCAACTGCTTATTTCGTTCGGGTGGTAAAGGTCCCTGTATACCTAGCCGGGACCACTCATTCTCGGTATAATACCAATCAGGAGATTTGGTGGAGGTGGTGGGAATCGAACCCACGTCCGCAACGCCTACTCTTTTACCGTCAACAGTTTTATCCACTTTCTATTTATGATCCATTTGAACCAAACGAAACACTTACAGATAGACCGATGGCTGTAATCCCACGATCCCAATCCGAATCAAACGGAATAGAAACATTAGGGGTTACTGCCAAACTACCAAAGTTCATCGTGTAACCCATAGAAGCTTCTGTACCTGTTAGTTCCATATCAGAAACATTCCAGTCTAGTGTATATGTTGAATCAAGTCCAAACATTGTGTAACCTACATCTACTGACGCGTCAATTTGACTGTCCTGGATATTCCATGTGGCAGACGGTGCAACTGATGCACCATATGCAGCTAGGGAAGTCTCCAGACCTATCACACTATCCTCGTCAGAAGTGTAATCGTAAGAAACTGTACCGTTAAATAAACCAAATCCAGCAGTGTAATCAATTCCAGCATCTACAGTGTCAGAATGAGATATAGTCAGGTTATTAGACCCAACAGAAAACTCGTCTCCGTCCTCATCAAATGTAAATGTTGCATTCGGTGTAACTACTGTATAGTCGTTACTTACCGTCAATGCTTCAGCCTTCTCTCCACATGCGGCTATTAAAAATAGCGATGCAAGAGCAACTGTGATTAATGACTTCTTCATTTATAAATTTCCTCCTTTAGAAATATGTATTATTTATGTCAAGCCGCAAGTTCGTCAATTACACTATCGTAAAATTCGTCCATGATTTCTTCAAGTTTTGATAGATGTAATTTTGTTTCACTTTTAAATAATTCTACCTGACCATCTTCAGCTACCATAGCGATAACCAAATCATCAACTAAATATCCAGTGTGTTCCTCAAACATTTTTGCATAAGCAGCACATTGTACAAAGTAATCTTGTATCCACTCGGGCTTTTTCATTTTCGTAGTAGTCTTATAATCTACGATGGATAGTTTCCCATCCCACTCGGCAATCAAATCTGACCGCCCTGCAACTTTGTATTCATCAGAATGCATAGTTGTTTCTTGCAACACAACACCATCCAGGTGTTCGTTGATATGACTTTTCAATTCACCAAACATATGCCAAGCAAGAAAATGCTTTGACTTTAAATGTTCAATATTATTACCATTTACATACTCCTCACAGAGAACATGAAATGCTGTTCCACGTATCGCAGCGGTGCGTGATATATGCTTCGCAGCATCTTCACCAACTCTATCACGCCACTGTTGTAACCCTGCCTGTTTAGACCTTTGACGACCTATACAAGTTGTGATACTGGGAAACCGTTGTCCATTGACCTGATAATACCTTACGCCGTTTATAGACGAATAAGGTAAGTCGGGAAAGGGTTTAAATTTGTATTTCTTCATAATATAATTATCTCATAGTTTAGGTTGATTGTCAAGTGGAATCTTTCATTCCTAGATTATATTTTGCAATAAGATAGTTGCGTACCAACCCACTACGAACTATATCTTCAAATGCAAATTCAGCAATATAAAACTCAGGCATTGTTTCTAATATTGAATTGAAACGTTGATGTCCTTGAGCATTACCATTCTTGAGGTCTGTCTGTGCAGTATCTCCTGCAAACAACACTTTACTGTCTTGTCCTATTCTAGTAATAAGTGTATCCAACTCTTGGAACACCATATTCTGAAACTCGTCTACTAAAACAATAGTTCTATCAAAAGTCTGACCTCGTAAAAAACTTGTTGTAATAAACTCTAAAGATCCTTGACCTACAAGTTTATCATACAACTGTAGAAAATCTGCATCACTTGGCATTTCAAACATTGTGCGAACCAATATACGATAGGGGTCTTGGTACAGGTCTGATTTTTCTTCCAGTGTCCCTGGTAGATAGCCCACATCACGCGAAGGTAATAGACTTCTTATAATAACTACTCTTTCATAAGGTGTTCTTTTGTCTAAAACTTCTTTCAACGCTAGATACAGTAAAATAAAAGTTTTACCTGAACCCGCAACGCCTTGAGCAAAGATATTCTTCTCTGCCCCATAAGCTTCAAAGACTTTTTTCTGTGTGTCTCCGATGGGTTGAATGTCTAGTAGTGAATGGTGTGTGATATACATGGCTTTTCTCTTACCCAAAATGAGTCCTCCTAAAAGAACTATTTATGATTATACGTCTATTGTCGACCCCGGATGACCATCTCTTATCTTTCGGAGAGTATCCTTCCAACTGTCTGATGTTTTCTTACCACCACCTTGTCCAGATGTAGATGTGCCAGAAATTATATGTCCTGTAGTCAAAACATGAACCCAGCCCTCCTGTTTAAGCACCTCCATATCTGCTATGGTACATAAAACTTCTTCTTGCTTTCCCGTGTCGGGATTTATCATGCTATATATTGGCACGGCCTTCACTCGGTGTAAAATCAGATGGGGCCCTTGCATTAGTTGGATCAAAGGTTTCTACCCCGATATTATCCATACCCAACGCATACATAAAGATAATCAACTGTCTCTCCTCTAACTCCATCATGTGCAACTGATGTGCACAAATATGAGCCCAGGACCGCAAACTTGTACTGTAGTCATCTGGGTTATTTTCAAACCATTCATGCTTAGGTCTCTTGGTAGCAAATGACTCTGCCACCATTCTAACATTCCAATCTGCATATCTGCCTTCAGCCATTATCCCGCCCTACGTCTGTATCGTGGAACACCGGGTGGCATGAATTCATCATTCCAACCAAACGCTTCTTTTACTACTGTAGCATTCAATCCCTTATACTTTCGATGTATAACCCTATTCTTTATATCTATAAGAAGTCTCGCTTCATTTTCACACAAACCTTCCAGAAGTTGAATAAACATCGTCTCCCGTTTCATTGGGTTAAGTGTAGAATTCGCTGGCAAAACTTTACCCTCTACTTCTAGAGAAACATAGTTTTGTAAAGTTCTTGCTGAATGCTCTAAACGAGAATGCTCTGTACCTTCCGGAGCATCGTTAGGTATAAAGGGCACATCGCCTTCAGGTAACATCCAGTTGATAGCCGGATCAAATGCCGCCTTGAGTATCGCTCGTAATTGTGGTGTATCGTATTGCTTCAAGACAGCAATCTTCTTTGGTTTATCCTTGGCATTATTTACTTTCGTAAATATCTCATGCACTAGAGGTCTATATGTTTCATCTACCATTTCAAAATTCTCCTATTGATTCTATCAATGTAGTTAGTTTTTTGTCTACAAAATAATTAAATAATTTACTACGATCAGGTAGTTTATATTCACGAAAATCATACAGTATATCTGCCCTTATATGATGAGGACATTTTCGTAAATCAATTAAAGTTTCATTCCTTTGCCAGTTACGAACCCAAGTATCTTTAGTACACTTTGCGAGTACATATAAATCCTTTGGCTCCCACTTATCCATGTTATCCATTATCTCTTGTATGATAACTTTTCTCAAAGGCTTTTGTCGTCTATCTGTTACAAAGGTATCATATGGAGATAAGATGTTTGGAACACCATCACTCCTATCACCTTTAAGAATATGCTCTCGTAAATAAAGTATCGGATCTTTATTCTTTATCATCTTTTTAGTCAAAGGACTATACTGGTCTACCTTATAAGAGTGTAACTGTATAAAATCCTTATCAGAGGATATAATGATATGTTTATCATCCGTATTATTAAATACTAATGTAGCAATAATATCATCTGCCTCTGCACCTACGACATCTAAAACTTTATAAGGAAAAAACTCACGGAGCTCATCACGGATATCATTCAAAACTGTAAAGATAGAATCCCAATCATGTCCAGAGGCTTCTCTATCTTTTTTTCTATTCGCTTTATAATGCTCAAAATAATTTCTTCGCCAGTACTCTCTATTATCACAGCAGATCACTTTCCTCTCTTCTCCTCCCCT